CTGTCTTCATAAGTATTCTAACCTGAACGGCCATGAAGTCAAGGGTTTTTCCTAAAGAATCTACGCATTAGGCTCCAGGCGCTGGGCGTATTGCTGAGCGCTCGGCCTTGCCCTCTGCCCTGAGACCTACGACGCTGGCCCAGACGCCTCAGCATTAGACGTAGGCCGCAGGCTTAGCCTCTTGCCTTGTCCTCCCCCTGCTGCCCTGCGCTGGGCCGGGCGCCTAACCTATCCCACCTCCTCTCCGTTCGGTTAGGGTTCCGTTAGGAAATCGGTTTGCCCGTCTACGACGCCATTTCAAATAGATTCTAACCGTTCTAACCTTTAAATAGGGGCTATACCCCCTATAGAGAGTCTCTACTAACTTTTTCTCTCTATAGGGGCTCAACCCCCCTCACCTACGGTTAGAAAGTTAGGAATCTCCAAAGCCCAGGGAGAAGCGCCTGTTTCGACCATAACCGGACTCCTAGCGGTTCCCCAACCGATGGGCTAGGTGGCCGAGGTCGAAGGGCTAATTCTTATTCAAAGTGCCTGCACCACGCCAAAGAATAGGAACAGGAGGCTATAGACGGTACTTTTCTCAAGGGTCGGTTCTGGAAATAGGCCTGTATTACGAAAGGCCTGGTTCTAAGCCGAGCCCGATAGAATAACAATAGGTCCTATTAAAAACCCTTGACGCCTTAGACCCTCCAGTTAGAGTATAGTAGGAGTAAGACAATGACCGAATCGTTCCGCCTGAGCCCGAGCGCCATCGACAAGTTTGACCGCTGCCCTAACCTCTGGCATCTTGCTTATGTGGGCAAGGCCACAGAGGCGCGGGGTAGTGATGACAACATGGCCGTGGGTAGCTTCTACCACAAGCTGCTTGAGTCCTTAATCACCGGAGATGTCTCCAAGGTCCAGCCGAAGGACTATCAGTTGCGCCTCATGCTTAAGGATGGAGCCCTCAAGGCTGTGCCTAACGCTGGGGTTGGCTTCGAGGCCGAGACTGAGCTTAAGGGTGTGTTCGAGGGCTTTGACTGTATCGGCTATGTAGACTTCTGGCGCTATGACAAGGCCACGGGTAACCTTTGGATTGGCGACTGGAAGACCAGCGCTAAGCTAAACTACGCCAAGACTACGGCTGAGCTGGCGGCCTTGGTCCAGCCTAACTTCTATGCTTGGCTTCTGGTTGCCTCGGGCCGTTGCCCTGAGCCTAAGACTATCACCTTCCAGCACGTCACTATCGCTACGGACATCAAGCTTCGGGGTATCTACAAGAACACCTTGGCCCAGACTACCTATAGCGCCGTCTGCGAGTTCATGTACTCTCGGGTTCTGCCTATCGCTAACCGTATGGTCGAGGCGGCTACTCCTGGAGGTCGCTGTGAGACTAACACCTCGGCCTGTTGGGACTATGGCTTTTGCCGCTTCGGTTTGCATTGTGCCAAGGCTCCTCGGGGTGTGCAAAAGCGCTGCGAGGAGGCTCTAGGCCTGCGTCCTAAGTATGGAGCCGGGGTAGCTCAAGGCCTTTGCGAAGGCTTCAAGGTAGCCGTAGACGTGAGTGTAGAGGTCGAGGGCTTCACACCTACAGCTCCTAAGCCTACGGGCAGCTTTAGGCCTCCCCCTATGCTTCCGGTCCATAAGCCTGTGGGCTCTTTCCGGCCTATTACGCCCATGCCCGAGGTTAAGCCTACACCTCAAATGGCTTTGTTTAGGCCTCCGGCCATGCCTATCGGGCAGCCGCCTAAGCCTCCTTTCCGCAAACAATAGCCCTCGGCCTTGACATCTTAGTCTCTCCGGTTAGAGATATGGTAGAGGACAAGACCATGCACCCGCGAGAGTCAGAGATTAGGCAAGAGTTGAAGCTGCTCAAGACAGAGCGGGATGGTATTGCCTTGTCTCTGGAGGAGTGTAATACTGAGCTTGGCCTACTCTATTCCCAGCTCAGCCCTGACGCCGAGGCGCTGGTTCTTACCCAAACCAAGCTGAACTTCCTCAAAGTCCGTATGACCTTGGCCCAGGACCGGGACGCCAAGCTCTTGACCAATGAGCTGGCCCTCCGCAAAGAGCTTCAGCGCTACGAGCTTACCGGCAAGGGCCTGCGCAAGGGCAAAGAGTATCTGGATAAGGTTGCGGACGGCGAATTGCCTTGTGACGCACCTACTTGGGCTAGGCTCGCCGCTGACGAAAATGTGCAGGACGCTCTTCGCGAGACCTATACCGAGCCCCCTGACGATGACCAACCTTACTAGTAACTGGCCCTACGCCTGTACTCGTGAGGCTTTGCTGCGTCTACAGAAGATGAGTCCCGAGGACTGGCGCAAGGCCCAGCCCAAGGACGCAGGACTGTTTGCTGGGCTCGATGACAGCGTTAGAGCCTCGCACAGGGTCTTGGCCCGGTACAAGCCTAGCCCGGCGGCTGTATCCTTTTTGCTAGCCAAGACCCGCTTTATGCGTGTCCTAATCCGAGCCGGTAACCGCGTAGGCAAGAGCGAGCATGGGGCGGCCTATCTCGCAGCCAAAGCTCTTTGCCATCCCAACGGACGATACCGAGCGGTAGGTGTTACGGCTGAGCAGGTAAGGCTTGTCGTAGGCCGCCTACTTGCTAAGTACATCCCTGCCTCTGCTCTTATGCCTGGGAGTCACTTCACGCCCGAGAACGGCTGGAGCAAGAACCTAATCAGGCTTAGGAACGGGGCTGAGATTCAGCTCAAGTCCTATGAGCAAGAGCGCCGGGCACACGCCGGTAACGGTTTGCATGGTATCTGGCTCGATGAGCCTCCTCCCGAGGATATCTTCATTGAGTCTGAGGCTCGGCTTAGGGACTTCGGCGGGTGGATGGTCATTACCTGTACGCCTGCGGGCTACCCCGTCAAGTACCTTAAAGACCTTGTCGAGGCCGAGGATTCTGCCTGGGTTGAGTACGTCATCGGCTATAACGTCAGCAACTGCCCTTGGTATACTGTCGAGGACATCGAAGAGAACCTTAAGATTGCCCGTAAGAACCCCCAGAGCTATGACCAGACTGTGAATGGGGCTTGGGAAGGCATCACCCTCGACCGCTACTTCACGGGCTTTGACTATACCCAGCACCTCCAGTCCAAGGACTCCAAGCTCCCGGTCTTCAACCGAGGCCTCTGGGTAGCTCTGGACCACGGCCAAGGCCTAAACCGGCAGGTAGCCTTGTTCTTGGGCTGTCACCAAGACAAAGACGGGAAGAAGAAGGTCCATGTCTTCCGCGAGTTCCTTAGTGGTAAGCAAGGCCTAACGGCAGCCCAGATTGCTAAGGGTATCGTTGATATGATTGACAGTGTACCTGGCGGCTTGGCCAAGCTCCAGTCCAGACATATCCGCTTCATTGGGGATAACAACTCGGCAGGCTTGGGTAGGATTGGGCGCTTCAACCAAGAGATTGAGAAAGAGCTGGCCGCCCTAGGCTATCCTTTGTCTATCGCCAGTCCTAACAAGAGACCCGGCTCTGTGCAAGATGGCGAGGCCTTACTCAATAACATAGCCTTGGACTCGGGCTTGACTGCTGACCCAAGCTGCTTGACCCTCAAGGATAGCCTCGCCCACTACAAGCAGGGCTCGGAGAAGTTCAAGGACCTCATCGACACCTTGCGCTACGGCACCCAGGACCTTTTTGCGACCGACAACACTACACCTAGAACACTGAGGAACGGCTAATGTCTAAAGATGAGCAGAATGGCGGGGACAAGCTTTCGGACTATGACCGGGCTCGCATTGCACAAACGGCTTTGCGTCGGCGTATTATGACTGGAGCTTGGGCTGAGGATGTCCGCCAGTTCGTAGGCCAACACTACTCCCGCGAGAGCCTTGAGTACCTGCCTCCGGTTAGCCTTGAGCGTAACCCGTTCAAAAACCTTGTGCTCCAGCTCTCTACCCTCTATGATGCGGCCCCTGTCATCGTCACTGAGCCTGAGCAAGACCTTGGCCCGATGGTTACACCTCGGCTCAAAGCCCTTTGGCCCCAGCTCTTGGCGGCAGTCATCGCCTATAACGAATGCTTCGTGCGCGTAGGGGTTACCCGCAAGGGCGAGGTCTCCTACCAGCTTGTTACTCCTGACGAGGTGCAAGAGGTCGAGAGCTACGACGATGAGCCCGATATGCCTTGCAGCTTGGTGTGGCGCCGTAAGCTCAAGGGTGAGACCTTCTACGAGTATTACAACATCGAAGATGCCGAGCGTCCTGTGTTTCAGGTCTTGCAAGACGGCGAGGATGTTACGGCTAGCTACTACCCTGAGCTTGAGGCCGGGGAGTATCCCTTCCGTGACTCCGAGGGCCAGCCCTACCTCCCGTTCGTGCTCTACCACATGACCTTGAACCAGAACCTGTTCAATGCCTTTGATGGCTTGGAGCTTGTGCAAGGCACGCTGGCTACGGCTATGCGTATCGGAGGGCTTAACCAAGGGCTTCGGGACATGGCTACCCCCCAGCGCTACGCGGCTAACGTCGATCCTGTGGGGGCTCAGTCTGTTGGCCCGAACCAAGTCATACAGGCTAATCCTTTGACTGTGCTTATGTTTAAGTCTAACTCGGACGCTGCTCCCGTCATTAGCCAATGGGATAGCAAGTTCAGCGCTAAGGATGCAGAGTACACCGTGGCCCGGCTCGAAGAGGCCTTGGGCTGTTTCGCAGGCTTGACCTCGGCTGATATGATGCTTAGCACTAACGCCAGCGGAGCGGCTCGGATTGTCTCTAAGGAAGGCCTCCGACGCTCGCGGCTTCAACGGGAGCCTAGCCAAAGGCTCGGGGACCAGCTTTTGCTCTCGACGGCGGCTAAGGCTCTTAATGCTTGGCGCCGAGAGCCTGTGTTTATGGAGTCCCCAACGGCATACAATATCGTCTACCAAGAACTTGAGCCTTTGCCCTTGACGCCTTAGACCAACAGGTTAGAGATACAGTAGAGGACAAGAATGCTGCTCGACCCCAAGCTATTGAACATCGCCGATGAGCCCCAAAACAGGCTCTTGACCTTGCGCTTTTGCCTGGGGCTTCGGCTCCGGTCTCTGGATAGTAACATTCGTCGCTTCGACCCCTACATCGCTCCTGCCCTAACCGGCGGCCCTGAACTATCTTCTACCCCAATCATCCTGACCGATGGGGATAAGAAGCTACTCACGGGGCTCTCACTTGAGGTGGAGCGTATGCTTAACATCAAGCAAGGCGCTAAGATTGACATCAGCGCTTGTAACATCGGGGGCGATTGGGCTCCCTCAAGCTGGAGTGCTAAGTAATGCGCCCTACGCCCGCCTTCATCTTGCATAACTGTGTGGCCCACCCGCTACTCCCGTTCCTACCTCAAGCGCTCGGCGCCAAGCTCCATGATTCAACCTATGAGCTTGTCGAGGTCGAGGATACCTTCATCTATCTCCTCCGCAAACCCAAAGGAAAGAAGTAATGCCTGACGAGCAAGTTCAAGAGGTAGCCGCTGAGGCTGTTGCTGAGCCCGAGGTCAAGGCCGTAGAGCCTGAGCCTGAAGCTAAGCCTGCTGAAGAGGCCAAGCCCGAGGTCAACTGGCAAGAGAAGGCCTTGGCTCACCAAGCTCGCGCTGTGTTTGCCGAGAACGGTATCGCCGACGCCGAGGTTCGGGCCGATATCATGGACCTGTTCAAGATTCGGGGCGGCGATAAGGACTTTGACGAGTGGTTTGAGGCTACTAAGGCAGACCCCAAGGGCCTGCTCAAGTCCTTGCTGGTTCAAGCCAAGGTCGAGGCTTCTAAGCCCGAGGCTCCTAAGCCTGCGCCCAAGGCTACGGTTGCTGCTAAGGCCGACGCCCCTACCGTTATTCCAAGCAAGCTCACCCCGGCCCAAATCAGGGCCTTGTCCCCTGTTGAGTATCGAAAGCACCGGGCGGCTATCTTGGCTGCTAACGGTATCAAAGAATAGAGCTGTGTGAGAGTGCGCGTGCCTGGGGTAGTCCTAGGCACATAACTTGTGACTTGAGGATTTACTACGATGGCGAACGAGATTACTTCTTCTTCTATGGTTAGCGACGGGGTTCTTGCGGCTACCCTCGTGCAAGAATATTTCGCGCGTCCCGCTCAGTCTGGGGACTTCCGCGAGGCGATGATCCGTAAGGAGTTCATCCCCAACATGCACGCTAAGGCTATGTCTGTGTCCCTGCATGACGACAACTACGTCTACGACTCGGCTAGCTCCGAGACCTCCGGTGGCTACTCCAACACGGACCCTAACCTTGGCGCTGTGGTTCTCACTCCTGCCCGTAAGGGTAAGGTCTTCCAGAGCACCAACCAAGCTATGGCTTCGGCCAGCCTGGGCACTTGGCAGGAGGTTGTTATCGGGCCTCTCGCTAACGCTGTTGGTCGTACCGTTAGCGCGATGGCCTGTGTGGCGGCTGCTACGGCTACGGCTGAGGTTGGCGATGGTACTGGTCCTATGACCGAGGACCTTATGGCCGAGGCGCGTCGCTCCTTGATGAACTCCTCGCAGGTTGGTCCTTTCCACTGTGTCATGCACCCCAAGGCCTACGGGGAGTTCCAGGATAGCCTTCGCGCTGAGGGTGGTTCTGCGGCCTTTAGCCCGGCTACTGAGGCGATGCAGGCTGCTCGCGGCGAGACCTATCAGGGTATGTGGCGTGGCGTTGGCCTCTGGGTTAGCGACAAGGTTGAGACCTCGGACGCTGGGGCTATTCGTCAGAACTTCCTCTTCGCTCAGGGTGGTCTGTTCTACTGCGAGGCGGACGCTATGGTCTTCTTGAGGGGTGCTTTGGAGTCGAACGTCAAGGTTCTCCCCCTTGGCTCTGCGGCTGTGGTTCAGACCTACGACACTGACAACGGCATTAACAAGCTTATGGGCGAGTTCTACCCTGCTGTGAGCCTTGGGATTGACGCTGCTGTGGTTCGTATCCAGACCATCGTGGCCTAATCCAACTGCTGAGGGGCTCGGGTCTTAGGGCTCGGGCCTCTCAGCTTAACCCTTTTTGTTCTACCCTGCCTATCTTCTGGAGTGAATGATGTCTCAGCTCATTAAAGGCAAGCCCCTTGTCGCTACGGCAGAGGCTGTGGCCTTGCCCGAACACGCTATGCCTTGTATCCGAAACAGGCCCCTCGCCATCCTCTATACGGGGTCGTGGGCCTTTCGTCGGGGGGCTTGGGTCCCTAACCTGTTGACGCCTCAGCTTGTGCCTGGAGTTAACGCTGTTACTCAGGACCCCGGTGCTGACCTAGACGTGTATAACTTCAGCTCCACCGTGCGTAACCGGGGCAATACCCACCGGCTAATCACCAACGGAGCGGACGGGCGCTTGGGCGAGTACAAGAACTTCATTCACAGCTATGATGTACGGCTTAAGAACAAGAAGCTTACTCAGCACTACGCTCTCCTCGGGGAGACCTACATGCTTACCCGCATGGGTCGTGTGCAAGTCCTTGTAGACCATGCTTGGTTCAAAGGCCTCTACGCCAAGCTCATTAAGGAGAGCATCATCCCCGAGATGGGTTACGAGGACCTTCTTAACCAGCTTGCCAAGGTCGATACGCAGATCAAAGAGCGGGAGGCACGCATTGCTAAAGAGCGTGACGCCCACATTCTCAGTATCCATAACGAGAAACGGGACCAGCTTGTAGCTTTGCGTAAGGAGATGGAAGCGGCCTTTGAGGACCAATTCCCCGGCGCTAAGCAAGAGTACATGAGCTTTGAGCCAGCCCAGCCTAAGACTGACGGCTCGTATGCGGACGACGATGAGGTCATCTAAGGAGGCCTAATGGATACCTGGACACAGGCCGATCAAGAGGCATTAGTACAGGAGGTTGCCAATACCTGCTCTACCTTTGCCTCTGAGTATGCTGCTTACGAGGCTATGCCCAGGCGCCATTGGTCCGACCCTTTATGGACTCAGGCCGAAGTAGATGCTCGCGTCAGCCGTATTAATGAGGCCATTGCTACGGTACACAAGACATCCGAGCCTCTCCGAGCCCTTGGCGATAAGGTAGAGCGTCTATTCAAGCACGGGGGCGCTAAGCGGTCCAGCCTCTACTCGCCTGTGCCCTAACCAAACCATCTAAGGAGCCCTAATGGCTGTTAACCTTCTTGAGCACCAAGCTTCGCGCAAGGTGCGTCACACCTACTCTAAGGCCGTCACTGGCACTATCGCGGTAGGCGATACCTTCAAGCTTACTATGAGCGGGCAAGGCCACGGCTCTATCCTCTTGCGCCATATCCGAGTCTCAGCCTCTGGCGGTACGGCTACTACCGTGACCCCGGCGGCCTATCTTGATGCAGTCCGTACTGCCTCGGGTAAGGTCTGGGCTGGTACTTGGGTTGGGGCCTCGGGTCTTATCTTTGCCGCTGGCGAAGGTGCGGGCCAAGTCCTCCCGCTGGACGCCGATGGTAGCATTTGGATTGACCCCGGCCTTGACAATAGCGCGGGCGCTGTCACTGTGGCTATCACTTTCGAGGTGATGTAATGTCTGGTTCCTTGCTGGCAGGTGCGCGGCTTAGTCCTAGTTCTGCTGTGCAGGTGCCGGATGCTAGCCTTGCTGCTGACTTGGTTACGCAAAGTGGTACGGCTTTGGTTACCCTCACGGCGACCATCACCGGGGACTATACTACGGCTGAGGTAGCGCTGGTCCGCTATGACAAGAATGGTGCTGTGCAGACAGCTCCTACTCTTAGCGGCTCAGACCCGACCTGGACCTTTACTCCGAGTGCTCGGGGCGAGGTCTATGTGGCTACCCTGACGGTGACCTACGCCGGGGGAGAGGTCGAGGCCAAGGCCTTGGCTTTTACTACGCCCACGGCCACTATGGTTTGGACCACGGTTGCGGACTTTGACTTCAGCCTGGAGTCTAACCAGAGCCCTAGCTCTAACCAGCTCACTGTGACTAACCGGGCTGACTCCAGCTCTGTGGTCTTTGACGTGCTCAATGGTGTGGCTATCACTGGCGGCAAGCTTGTGTTTACCACGGCGGCTGGGGCTCAGCTTGCAATCACTACAGCTAACACCGACACCGCGCCTCGGTTCGATGCCCTGTTGACTACCATTTGGCCTGCCTTTGCGGGCGAGAGCTTGTGCTGGGCCTCGGGTGTAGCCACGGCACCTAGCTTCACTGAGAACGGTGAGGCCTGGGGTGTATTCCAGTCTGGGCCTGTGCGCCCCGGTGGCGGGACCTTGGGCTGGGGCCATAGCGCCGAGTCTCGGCACAACGGTACTAACTCTGTCCGCTCAAGCCGCTGGCAATCTGGTAGCACGGGCGTCAACGCCTTGTCCACGGCCTCTTTCGCTACGGCTGTCTGCGCTATCAAAAGCGACGGCATCCGGCCTATGGGTAGCTTCTCAACTACGGCTGCGGACATCGCTACACCTGAGCTTATCACGACCTTTGCGCCTATTGGCGCCTATGGTTCTAACTCCGGTGGCAGTCCTATTGGTACGCCGGGTATTCGCCTTGGTGCTTTCGCCTGTGCTGGCGCAGGTGCCGGGCCTAACGTCGAGGTCTCTCGCCTCATTCTCCGGGCCTTGCGCCCAGCGGTGTCCTAATGTCTAAACCTTGGGAGCCTAAGCCTCCTAAGCCCAAGCCGGGGCCTACTCCTGGGCCTCTGCCTAACCCGCGTCCTGAGCCTGTTCCCAATCCCTACCCGCCTGAACCTACTCCGGTTTAAAGGACTTCACGATGTCTCTCGCTACTAAGATTCCCTTTCGCTTTCTCCGTGGCCTGCGTCTTCCGGGCCTTGGCCATGCGTCTAAGACTATCACGGCGAACTACGCCCTGACTGAGTATGACGAGCACTTCCTTAGCATTAACGCCAGCACGGGCGCTCGGGATATCGCTCTGCCTGCTGTACCGCTGGGCCGCTTCTACATCATCAAGAACTCGGGCTCTACCTACAACATCGTGCTCAAGGATGGCGTGACGACTATCCAAACGCTTCGCCCTGGCGACGTGGGTATGGTTGTCGGTACTACGACCTATGTGAGCATTGGTATCATCCGGGCTAACTCTGCGGACCAGGTTTTCCTGTCTACCGAGGTTACGGCTACTGGTTCGGCCCAGAGCACGGCGCACGGCCTGGGTGTTGTGCCTAGCCTCTGCATCGCTATCCCTACTGCGGGGCATAACGGCTCGGGGTCTATCGGTACTCAAATGCCTCAGTTCACCTACGGCGCGCATACCTCGACCAATGCCATCTTTACGGCTGAGGCTGGCGCGAAGTATCGTATCGTGGCCTTCCGCTAAGCCCTTGACGCAATAGCCTCACCAGTTAGAGAACTACTAGGAGCTACTGATATGCCCAAGCCCATCCATCGCCAATCCTTCCCTCTCGCTATTGTTCGTGGTGTAGACCAGGATTTGAGCATTGCTCTTGAGGCCGTGGATGGGCAACAGGCTATCATCACGGAGGCCACCCTTAGCATTAAGGACGGGTCTCGGGTGTTGGTCGAGGACTCAGCTACGGTAGTTGCCGATGGTGTTGCCTCCTACTCCTTGGACGCTGACACCAGCTCGGAATGGTCCTTGACCGATACCCTGCTCCTCCTTTGGGCTGTTACGGTCGATGGTCAAGTCTATAAGTACCGGCAGACTGCTGACGTTGTACTCTATGACTATACCCCGACCATCTCCGTAACCGATGCCCTTGAGCTAGAACCAACCCTTGGTGCGAACGTCAACGGCGCCAGCTACGAGGCTTTGGCTAACCTTTTTGACCAGACTTCTGGTGAGATTCAGCGTAAGCTCCGGTCAAAGGGTCGGCGGCCTCACCTGATTGTAGACTCCTGGGCGCTTGCCGACATCCATATGAGCCTGTTCCTTTGGCGTGCTTTTACCTTGGTTGCGAACAGCTTGGGTGATGATAGGAGTCGGCAGGCGGCTGAGGACTACCGCCAGGAGTATGAGTCTAACTGGGCTAGTACCCAATTCCGCTACGATGAGACTGAGAGCAACTCCACGGCGCAGGCCGATGTCCGAGCTGTAGTCCCGCAGCTTGTGCTCTCCTGTGGTCTTCGTAACGCCTTCTACCGGACCTACTAATGGCCTTGGCCCTTTCCCAGCTTCTGACCATGATTGAGGACAAGCTCTCGCCGCTTGCTCCTGAAGTAGTGGTCCTGAGCCAAACCCCTAACCTCTCGGCTATCAAGACGCCGGGCATTGTGCGAGCGCCTACTGCCGGACACCCGGCCAAGGCCGTAGTGGGGGTAGTCATCGAGGCCAACACGACCTCTAACCGCCAGCTCGACCGCGAAGGCATTAGCCCTCATCCTATGCTGGCCGATACCATCACCCTTACGCTGGCGACCCTGGGTAATGCCCTGGACCCTAAAGCCTCGCGCAATGCCTTGCTCGATGCCGAAGAACGGGTGCTGGATGTACTCTATGCCGATGACTTCGCCCGGAATAGGCGCTTGACCTATGACGGCTCAACCCGTAACACCTTCCCAAGTGGAAGCGGCAGTTCTATGACTGTCGTGATGACGTTCAACCGAAACCGTTAGTAATTGGAGACCTACCATGCCTGAGAGTTCTGTTGTTCGTACCAAGCGCGATGGTGTTATCACCTTCTCTGACCTTGGCGACACCCATACCTATACTGTGGCGTATGAGCCCGGCGACCTGTCTATCACCGTTCCGGACACGGCTGTTAACAACAACCTCGACCGTGGCCGTATTGGTGCGGTGCCTTCCCTGCGCCTCGGTGATGATGCTCCGATTACCGGCAGCTTCTCGGTGCATATGCGGGATATCGCGGGAGCGGACTACGCTACCCTCTTGGATATCGCCCACCGCTACGCTGGCGGCTATGCCGAGACCAACTGGGTTAGCACCCTGCCCAACTCCGACGTTGTGACCTATACTATGGCTGTGACCTTCTCTGGTACTGACGTGGGCTTGGCGGACGAGGGTTACATCTTGCCCTATGTTGTACTTCGGGCCAACGTGTCTGAGGGTGACCCTAACACCATCTCTTGTTCTTTACCACCTCGGACAAAGGCTGCGTAGCCCTCTTCGTTAATGACAAGGCCTCCGGGCTTGGCCTTCCAACCATCCTTGGACTGGCCCGTATCAACAGGCCAACCATCCTTAATGGCAGA